AGGCTACGCATCAACCATTCACCAATCATGGGTACAGCAGAAGTTAAAGGAAAAAGTGTTAACGTAGAGACTGTTAGCGGTGGCACATACAAACTGGAGATTCCAGATGGTGATACATACTTTGCTAACTCTATTAAGATTAGAACACACATACAAAGGTTTATGTACAAGCGATTTGTAATGGGTGGTGCTAATGCACCTAACAGGTATATTAAAACTGTTATGTCAGATAATCTAGATGTAGATTTGAAAGACAACGATGGTGGTTTTAACTGTGGTAAACCTGCAGGTTTTATACAGGACTTTAAAGCATTACCAGAGAAGAAGCAGGAATTAATCAGGCAGATTAAAAGAGTGCGAGTTCTTTTTGGTATAGTAGAATTAGTAAACCCAGTGACTTCAACTGGTGCGGAAGTGACTGTTGACCCCATGCCTTTCATATGGGAGATAGATAACAAAGATGCCTTCAAAATTGTGGGCGAGCCTTTCGCTAATCTGGCAAAGCTACAGAGACTGCCAATACATCATATGATTACAGCTACGACTGACGAGAAGAAGTTACCTAATGGTAATAGCTTCTTTATTCCTGTCGTGTCTCTTGATGTATCTAAGTCTATTGAAGTGACTGACGATGACCAGAATATGTTTGCTGACTTCCTAGCGTGGTTGGATAATTACAATCAATACATTCTGAATCTATGGCAAGAGAAGGCTAACTCTAGGATGGAAGATGATGATGTTGATGTGGTAGATAACCTAGTAGACATCGAAGTTGAAGACGTGGGTTGCTAATGAACCATCCTGCTGAACTAGCGTTGCATCAGTACCTAGATGATGCTGTTAATGGTAAGACATCTATGTCTGACACAACCATCCGACAGGTTGCTGCCGATGTGGCAGAAGCTATGCAACGTCAGTTTGGTGGGGAGAAAAAGCGTAAAGATTTTCGTTTACGCATGTCGAATGTGGGGAGACCAACTTGTCAGTTATGGTATGACAAGAACAAGCCTGAGAAAGCTCTACCTTATCCTACTACCTTCATTATGAATATGATGATTGGGGATATAGTAGAAGCAGTATTCAAAGGTCTAATGACTGAAGCAGGTATACAGTACGAAGATTCTAAGGAAGTTTCTTTGGATGTAGGTAAATCTAAAGTATCTGGCACGTATGATATAGTTGTCAATGATGCGGTGGATGATATCAAATCTGCTTCAGATTGGTCTTACAAAAATAAGTTCGAATCCTATGATACTCTTGCAGAGTCTGATGGATTTGGATACATTGGACAGTTAGCAGGTTATGCCAAAGCATCTGGTAAAAAAGCAGGTGGTTGGTGGGTTGTTAACAAAGCCAATGGGCATTTTAAGTATGTACCTGCAAGCGGTTTAGATATGACTAAAGAAGTAAAGAAGATATCTAATACTGTGAATGTTGTAAAGGCTAATAAGTTTAAGCGTTGCTTTGAAGCTGAAGATGAAACATTCAGAGGTAAGCCTACAGGTAACAAGATACTGAACACGAACTGCAAGTTCTGTTCGTACAGATTTGATTGTTGGTCTAACCTTGTGGAAAGACCTGCAGTCAAGTCACAAGCCAAGCAACCTAGAATGGTTGCGTATGTTCACTTAAAAGAGGAGTATGTAAATGAGTGATGTGGAAATGGAAACTCTTGAAGCAGAGATAAAAGAAGCGCAAGAGCGTTTAAGTTCCTTGCGTAAAGAGTATAAAGAGAAAAAGTATGCATCCTTAAAAATGGCTATGGAAGCTAAAAGGGAAGCAGACAGGGCTTTAGCTGAAGAGTATAAAGCTCTTGGTATTTCTTCTTTATCTTACAACAGAGGATTCTTTCTCTAATTGGTGAATAGATTCTCTCAGTTTGCTACAGCACGAAAGTATGGGTATCGTAGCGGTCTGGAAATAAAAATCTCTGACTTGTTGAAAGAGCAACGTGTTAAGTTTAAGTACGAGCCTTTCAAAATAGAGTGGGAAGATTTAGCCTACCGCACATACACACCTGATTTCGTGCTGTTCAATGGTGTAATAATAGAAACTAAAGGACAGTTCACAGCATCAGACAGAAGAAAACATCTCGCCATAAAGAAACAACATCCTAAATTAGATATACGTTTTGTGTTTGAAAACAGTAAACGTAAACTTAGGAAAGGCGCAAAGTCTACATATGGTGAATGGTGTGAAAGATATGATTTTGTTTACTATGACAGGATTATTCCCGAAGCGTGGATAAAAGAAAAAGGCAAAGACAAGTACCCAAGTTTTATAAAGTTTAATGGATATAAAAGGAAAGCATATGGACATAGTAGATAAGATAGATAAGAATGATTTCATAATACGAGTTCGTCCCAACAAAAACAAAAGTAATGGTGCATGGTCAGGTAGTGCTGACATTGTTGTCATTACGTCAGAACACAATGACCTACCAGACAGTGAGTGGAGTGAGCTTATGCAGTTTAGTAGAATGATGTGTGCTTCTGTGCCTGTTATAGAAGAGATAGAAACTTTTAGAAACTTAGTGCATGAATATTTAAATAGAGGTTACGAAGGAAAGAAAGATTTATTTGTTGACAAACAAGAAGGTAGTAATATAATACATTTAAATTTTATGAATGGGAAGAGCAAGAATGAAGAAAAAGATTGATTATATAAATCACCCACCTCACTACAAAAAAGGTAAACTAGAAGTGATAGACGTTATAGAAGCCTTTCTCACTCCAGAAGAATACAGAGGATATATAAAAGGTAACAATATAAAGTATATTCTAAGAGAAGCAGAAAAAGGTGGTGATGATGACATTGGAAAAGCCCGATGGTATTTAAATAGATTTTTTGATTACGTCAAAGGAAAGTTAAATGCTAGTTAAGATGCTCATAGCTATAGATATAGACCCAGAGGAGTACCCCATTCCTGCCGATGGTAAAGTATCAGAGGAAATTGAGGATGGCATTCGAGAATATTTTTATGATGTTCAAGGTGCTGAGATTAAAAATATAAAAACATTGAGAGATTAACATGAACAATTTATTACCAACTGACTACCAAAACTTTATTGCGTTATCACGTTACGCAAGATGGAAAGAAGACGAACAAAGACGTGAGACATGGAGTGAGACTGTGGAGAGATATATAGACTATATGTCTAACCATCTTAAAAAAAAGCACAACCATACTATTCCACAGGCTACAAAGCATGACTTAGAGGATGCCATGATGGGACTGAGTGTCATGCCTAGCATGAGAGCTTTGATGACTGCAGGTTCTGCACTAGATAGGTGTCATGTAGCAGGATACAACTGTTCGTATATACCTGTCGATAGTCCACGAGCGTTTGACGAGACTATGTATGTGCTAATGTGTGGCACAGGTGTTGGCTTCTCTGTTGAAAGAGAGAATGTAGATAAACTACCTATTGTAAACGAACACTTTGAGAAGAGTGATACAGTTATAAAGGTTGCCGATAGCAGACCCGGTTGGGCAAGAGCATTACGAGAAATGATAGCTATGTTGTATGCAGGACAGATACCACAATGGGATGTGTCAGAAGTAAGACCTGCAGGTGCTAGACTAAAAACATTTGGTGGTCGTGCCAGTGGTCCTGCACCTTTGGAAGAACTGTTTGAGTTCTGTATTGAGAAGTTTACACAAGCTAAGAATCGTAGGCTATATCCACTAGAATGCCATGACATTATGTGTAAGATTGGTGAAGTTGTTGTAGTGGGCGGTGTGCGTAGGTCAGCATTGATATCTCTATCTAATTTAGGAGATACACAGATGCGCCACGCTAAGTCTGGACAATGGTGGGAGAACGAAGGACAACGTGCGTTGGCAAATAATAGTGTAGCCTACAGATTCAAGCCCGATATGGACACATTCATGCGTGAATGGCTTGCCCTTTATGAAAGCAAGTCTGGTGAGAGAGGTATATTTAACAGACAGTCCGCTATCAAGCAAGCGTCCAAAAATGGTAGACGAGATGTAGAACAAGAGTTTGGTTGTAATCCATGCAGTGAGATAATATTGCGTCCTTATCAGTTCTGTAATCTTACGGAAGTTGTTGTGCGTGAGTCCGACACAGAAGAAACTCTGATACAGAAAGTGAAACTAGCAACCATATTAGGCACATATCAATCTACTCTTACTGACTTTAAATATCTACGTAAGATATGGAAAGATAATACAGAAGAAGAGAGACTTCTAGGTGTGTCACTCACTGGCATTATGGACAATGCGTTACTAAGTGGTAAGAGTCCAAAGATAGGTAACAATATAGAAGGATTACTTACAAAGTTACGTGAAACTGCTGTCGAAACAAACAGGAAAGTGTCTGCTAAGTTAGGCATACCACAGTCCACTGCTGTAACTACAGTCAAGCCTAGTGGTACAGTTAGTCAATTAGTTGACAGTGCTAGTGGCATACATGCTCGACACAATCCACACTACATACGTACAGTTCGTGGCGATAATAAAGACCCACTTACACAGTTTATGGTGGCACAAGGTATACCATCTGAGCCTGATGTAATGAAGCCACAAAGCACTACAGTGTTTAGCTTTCCTATGCAAGCACCATCTACTGCGGTGTTTAGGCAAGACATGACAGCCATAGAACAATTAAATATATGGTTGAAGTATCAGACATACTGGTGTGAGCATAAGCCATCTGTAACTATCTCTGTAAAAGAACATGAATGGTTAGAGGTTGGTGCTTGGGTGTATGAACACTTTGATGAAGTATCAGGTATAAGCTTTCTACCTTTCAGTGAGCATACCTATAAGCAAGCACCATATCAAGACTGCACT